CTTGAAACTCTGTGGCGCTATTAATTTAGCAACGCGTATGAGTAATCAAGCGGAACCCTCCGGGACGGACGTCCGATGACGGCCTACTTCTATCTGATGTGGTGTAGCACTGCCGCCCCCAACTTAAGGGGAACAGTAGCAATGCATCATTTCGATAGTCGTTCTTCTTACTACCTAGACTCGATTCTGAGGCCTTACGGCATGTAGAAACCCTAGTCCAGGGTTATTGCAATTACATTTTAGGAGTAGTCAACATGGGCTCGACAACCAATACGTACAAAGAAACTGGCGGCACTTCTGGGCGGCTGCATGTGCGACGGTGGGGGGTTAAGCAGTCCCCCCCCATCGATTTCACGATGCCGTTACCTCAGTTGTGCCGCTCTGTACGGTTGAAGAGCGGGTTCGACTCCATGAACGGAGGCGAGCTTTTCAGACTTAACCAGTGTAGCACTTGGCAGGATCCCGTCTGGGGGCCGCAGTCTGCTGGGGAGATTAATTCCCATCAGTCTTTTGCGACTTCTGACGGCCTGCCTACTGGTCGAGAATGGAACCTAGCTTACGCGCGAGCGTACGCTAAATGGCTTGGTGAAATCTATACCAAAGCCGAAATGTTGACAAACTACGCTGAACGGGCTGAGAGCGTTGCAATGCTCTCAAACCGGCTAACCCAGATTTACCGTGGTGCCACCCAATTGAAACGGGGTGACTTCCGCGGCTTCGTGAAGACTTTTGGTATAAAACCCAAGAGTAAGCACAAGGATCTGGCCTGGACCCGACCTAGACAATTCTCCGGCCTCTGGCTAGAGTATTGGTTTGGTTGGGCACCAGTAATAAATGACATCTACACGGCGACCAAGAACTACGGTACGCCGCCTAAGATGAAGTTAGTGAAGCAAGGGTCCGCACAATCATTCGAACAAATCGGATTCGGAGCGAGTGGGCAAGTTCATGCCATTCAAACCGGAAAAGTTATTGTTCGCATATGCGGTCGAGTAGAGGTCACTTCTGAATCTCTGTTCGAGCAAAATCGGCTTGGTCTGTTGAACCCCGCAAAGACTGCGTTAGACATTATTCCGTTCAGCTGGTTAGCTGGATGGTTTATGAATCTTTCGCAAGTTCTTGGGCAGTACACAGATTTCGCCGGGCTTCGCCTTTTGGACGCAACCGTTTCCACTAGAACAAAGTGGGAGCACACCTGGACCTGTTCAGGCCGAGGTACTTGGACCCAGGAATTCAATCAATATACGCGGTTCCGTGCAAATGCACTCCCGCGCGTAAAGCTTGGATTCTCTTTACCAAATGGGCTGAGTATCACCCGAGGGGCCACATTGGCATCCCTCATAACCCAACTGTTTGCTCCCCATAAGGGGTGAACGACACGCAGACCTTAACGGGTCGACCCTGGAGTACTATTATGGCAAATATCGCCGATATCATCGTCAAGAAATCTGACGGCACGACCAGTATCACGTACACCGCTATTACAGGCTCCGCTGGGGATAAATCCCCGGCGATCTGGCGTAGCGAAACCTCTGCGCAAAAACGCAGCAACCGCGACGTCATTAGCTTCGTTGCTAATGACAACGGTCCCAAGACGGCCCGACGGATGACCGCAAAGGCAGTAATGCCTGTTGCCCATTTCGCCGATGATGCCAATCTTGAGACCGCCGCAGATCGAGTTGTTGGAGATGTATCGATCGTTGTCCCGAAAGCCCTCTTGGACTCTCAGATCAACGAGAAAATCGATCAATTCCTCAACGTGCTAGGCAGCGCAGAATTCCGCGCTGCTTTTAAGGCTGGTATCTCGCCGAACTAAGGTACGGCGCGATTGGGGGTAACCCCTACCTAACTTTTAGCACAATCGATCTTAAAGGTGATATATGGCTTCTGTAAGTGATTTACAGCAGTTTGGTCTCGAACTTCTTGAGACCCTCGACACCCCTCGCAGCCTCACAGCTGCCATACTCATTAAGTATGGGGAGTGGGATCAGTTGGTACGCTTGCGTACCGATCCGTCGCAATACGAGCCCTACTTCTTTTCTGGTGTTGCCAAGTTTAGGAAAGACTATCTAGCCTCGGAATTTCTCCGTAAGGCAGTAGATCTCCCTTTGGCAATCGACAGGGAAGCGGTAGCTCGGAACTCGTTCCTGGAAACAGAACGAATTTGTGCTGAGAGCAATCTCAGGCTCGACGCTCACATCAGTAACCCCGTTTACACGGAGCTGAAGGTGCGCGCCGATGCGCTGCTAGTCCGGGCGAAATCCTGGATAGCAGCCACCTTGGGCCCTCTGCCTGACGTCTTGGACGGCAGGTTTGGACCCGGGGCGACATTCGAGTCAGCAGTTTGGTCAAACCGTCAAACGATGGTAGCTTTTGACAAACTACGAAACACACCTTCTCGCACGTCCGGAATCACTGAGCCCTTAGTCGACCACCTTGTGTGGGAGACCGTAATGGGGACAGCTTGGGGTGCGAGTTGCCTTTATCGACAGATTCCAATTAGCCGCGGAAACCGATTCGCTAGTGTCCCAAAGGACGCTACTAAGGACCGAGGCATTGCAATTGAACCCGGACTAAACGTCTGGGGTCAGCTTGCGATTGGACAAGTGATGCGAATTCGCTTGAACAGACGTGGTATTGACCTGGAATACGGTCAAGGCCTACATCAGAAGCTAGCTGCACTCGCTAGTCACTCGGGTAGGTCGTCTACTATCGACCTTTCAAATGCCAGCAACACAGTGTGCCGTAATCTGGTTAAGCTTCTTTTACCGGACTTATGGTACGACCTCCTTTCTTGCTTTCGTTCGCCAATGACCCTCTTCAGCCCCTCGGGGAAGAAGAGTGACGAACGGTGGTATAGGTTGGAAATGTTTTCTTCTATGGGTAACGGCTATACATTCGAGCTAGAAACTCTCATCTTCTCCGCACTCGCCCACGCTGTGGGCGGACGGATCGGTAGAGATAGCTTTGTGTATGGGGACGACATTATCGTTCCGACCGAGGTTAGTGCTGATTTATTAGCACTGCTCCGGTACTGTGGATTTACTCCAAACCCGAAGAAAACGTACACTACTGGTTACTTCCGTGAATCTTGCGGAGGGGATTTCTTCAACGGGGCTGATGTTCGGCCCTTCTATGTTGAAAGTTATCCTGCCACACCTGCTGCGTTGATCGTGCTCGCGAATCAGCTCTTCTCCTGGGCCCAGAAATGGGGCTTGGATGAGCTGTTAGCAGTGCGAAAGACAATCTTGTGTCGCATACCGACTAAAATACGTAACTGCCGCGGCCCCCGAGAACTTGGGGACTGCGTCGTGCACGACTTTCCGGAAAATTGGAACTGCCGTGTGCGAAACTCAGTACGATATTTTAGAGTGTGGAGACCCGTTTTGCCGCGACTGACTCTGAAGGAGATAAGCTCCCTTCGTTTCAGATACACAAGCCCTTTAACCGGTTTGTGCACTGCGAGAACATTCGCAGAACGGGATGTTGCATTAACAGCGGCGGTTTTACGGCTGCCGTCCGTCGGTTTGACACCTAGAGATTCGGTGTCAGGTTGGCGGTTTGGGAGAGTAATGTACTCCTAAGAAAGGAT